AAATACCTTTACTTTTGCGTTGAGATTTTCAATAGTTTCTTTGTAAGAATCTATCGCATTCTTGATAGTCTCTTCTGTTTTTAATTCTGTTTCAGTAAAAAACTTTCTATACTTAGGAAGTTCTTCTTCTACTAAGTTTTTTACTTCCTTAGTATTATTTTTGAAATCTTCTTTGACTTCAGAAATAGTATCAGTGTTGAGTTTTTCAACCTCTGATAGAGCAGTCGTAACTTCTTTATTAACATCTGCTCTAATCGTATCTAAGTTTTCTTCTACCTTATCCTTAAACTGCCCAAATCTATCATCAATTCTAACCTCAGACTCTGAGATTAATTTCTTGTACTTTGGTACATCAATGCTCAGAAATCCTTCAACGGAAGTTGACAGACCTTGAAAATCCTCTTTAATCTGATCAACTGTTTCTCCATTGATAGAGGAGATCTTAGATTCAATCTTTGATATTGATTCTTCTACAAAAAGAAGTTGTGCCATCATGGCACTATCTAAATCTTCTTGCTTGAGTAAACTCTTTATTTCATCTTTGATAATATCGACTTCACTAGATACGTTCTCTACTTTTTCTAAGTTTTCTCTAAAACTGTCAAAGGTAGAAGTGAAATCAGATAATGATTGAATATGATTTAGGTTTGCTTTAAAAGCATCAAATGCTTCTGAAACCTGTTCAATCTTTTCTGGAGACGCAGCAATATACTCCTCTTTTACTTCATCAAGAGGAGTCTTTTTATTTCCAAAAAAATCTGAAGGCTTCTTTAATGCCACTGTTAATATATCTCCTGTATTTTATTATTTATTGTCCTCTTTTAATCCATGTTTGAGCATTTTTGCTAGTTCTGCAGTAGACCCAACAAACAATGCATTATTAACTGTTGATGGTCCTTTAGTCTGTTTCTCCTCTTCTACATCTTTAAGTTTCTTCTGCAGGTCTAATAATTTATCTGTTGCATCAGCAACATTCTTAATTAATTGTCCTGCAACTTCATATGCTCTAGGCATTTCGCTTTCTTGAGCAAGTTCAAGGACTCCATTCAGTGCCTCTTGACCTTTTTCAATTATACTATATAGATTCCCTCTGGTGTACTCATAATCCTTTTTTATATCATCTGAACTAGGTTTTGCATTATCCAACTCTTTTTTAACAACTTCAGCTTTTACAATTTCATCCGAAACATTAAAGGTGTCATTTAATTCGTCAAAGTTTTTAGTCATCAAATAAACCCGCCATCAAATCCGAAGTTATCACCTGGTTCAATCAGAGCACTATCAACTCCAATTGTACCTACGCTTGGCAGAGTTGTTTCTGTATAGTCGATTCCTTTGACCTCTGCTCCAGCAACATGCTTTTCTGCTTTTGTATTATCCCTGCCTCTATCAACGGTAATTTTATTACCAGTCTTGGATCTAACGAAGAGTTCTTCATCTCCAATGAAGATGTACTTATCTGCCTTGATTCCAGTAGCATCTGCAACTTCAAAGGTTTTTGCTGTTGCACTAATGTCTGCTGCCAATGTAGTGACAACATTGTCTGTGTAAGACTTGAGTGCTCTTGCAGTAGCAGAGTAAGTAACCTCTCTTCTTGTATTGGTGGTATCTGTTCCAGTGAGGTAACTGACAGTAGACCTCTTGATGATATCCTTGGATGCAGACTTGGTAGGTCCGAACAGATATGTCTTTGCAGTAAATCTTAAAGTGTAATATAAGACTCTTCTAGTGGTAAAGTCTCCCTCATAATCATCTTGCATTGTAACACTTTCTAGCACAATGGGGACATCTCTCTTTTCTTTAATTTCATCAACTAGTTCAATAGAGAGATTATATGAAGGTTGGAAATATGGTAAAATTTGTTCTACAATTTGAAGTGCATCATCATTTAATTTAGTATAGATGCTTAACTCAAATGCCATGTTATAAGGAACTGGCATGTACGATTTACGTGTTTCAGTTCCATCATCTTTGTCTTTTGCGATGAATGTCTGAGTGGTAGTTACTTTTCTGCTGGGATCGTAAGTAAGTCCAGTAAACTCAAAGGACATTCTTGGCAATGTGATTGCCATGGGTTTATTCAGGTCTGGTGACTGCTCAATTCTTGCCAGGAACTTTTGAGTAGGACCATATGCCAAAGGAATTCTTACAACAGAACCTTCTTGCTGGATCTCCATAGCATTAAACAGAGTTCCAAAACCGATAATGGTTTTTCTCAGAATCTCGTTGTAAAAGTATTCAAACATGATTAAACTTTAAACTATTACCTGCAGTAAAACTATTTAGGGTATTCCAAAAGGATTCTGTTCGCTGAAGTCTAATATTGCATCGGCAGCAGTTTCAATATCAAAGTTATCTGCAAATGGATCATTATTGATGGTTTTGTCAATAGTTCTCAGAACTCTAGTAGCACCAGATGTTGACCCAGTTAAAGTCTCTCCTGCAGAGAAACTTCCAGAAACACTTGCAACTTCAAGAACATTCGTATCAGCATCCCAGGATCTAACTCTTGCAGTCGTGTTGCTGGTAGAACCAGTTATTATCTCATTGAATGCAAAGTTGCCTGTATTTGTTCCTGAGATAGGCGCGGCAATAGAAACTGTAGGTGCAACAGAATATCCAGCACCAGTATTTGTCAAATAAATGTTCGTTACTGCTCCTGCAGAATTTATTATAGAAACTGCAGATGCACTAGCAGTGGTTACTCCTGCTTTAAATATTTCATTTGTAAATGTAATGACTGGTTTATCAATGTATCCTCCACCAGCACTTGTGATGGTAACCACACCAACTGCATCATCTGCAAGAACAGTTGTTGCAGCTGCACCAGTACCTGTTCCATCAGTAGTTCTAAAGGTCACTTCAGGTGCTACAGTGTATCCAAAACCAGGATTAGCAACATCAACCCTCTGAACAGATTGGAGTCTTGGATTTGCATTAAGATTGCAAACATTAATGCCACCAATCATTGTTGCAATTCCAACTGCGGTTAGTCCTCCCGCTGGAGCAGCAGATACTTCAACCGTAGGAACCATTCCATATCCACCACCTCTATTAGTTACTGTAAATGACTGTACAGAGCCATCGACTAGTCCTGTAGTAGCAGTTGCTTGAGCTGCAGTTCCAACCATTGTGAGAGTCTGAGTAATTCCTTGAATCGTGCTGATGCCGTCATCAGTCAATCCATCAGTTTCATCACCTAGTAACTCATTATCAATATCCTCAATTCCTGTTGCAATAACCTCATCCTGATACTGGAAGAGTTCACAATACAGTTCATAAACATAAAGGTTTTGTAACTGATAATATGGTTTCGCATACTCAATGTCTTTAATTTCATAAAGACGATCATCAAGTGGGAACCAGATTAAATCTCCACCTTTTGGTCTGGTTGATAATTTGATATTTGATTGTCCTTGAATCAGAGGCGTGATATAGTTTTCATATCTTTCTCTAGAGATAATAAGTCTTACCTCATCTTTTGATTCAATACCAAATTTCGAGAGCACATCTCCTGCTCCAGAATATGCATCATAATTATCAACATATGCTTCAATAGGCAAAGCACTATCAAACTTAGACTGGACGACTTCTCTAATGACAGTCTTTTCTGTCATATATTTTCTTGGGATGTAGTATATGTCTACACCATACATCCTCAACTGTTCGTTGATCAGGTCCTGAACAAGATTCTGTTCAGAAGAAGTGCCTTGAGTGAAGAAAGGATTTAAAACCATCAGCCTATCATATCAAGTGGGGGCAGTTCATAGGTACTCGACATTACCTCTCTAATCTTATCTAGTTCCTTTTCTGCGTCATCGTATATTTGTCTACCATTCAGTTCGATGCCACCTGGAAGTTTAACTCCCTGGAACTTAATTAGATTTTGTCCCCACTGTCTCTTAATCAGTGCTGTCAGATAACGCTTCAGGAAACCATCATTATAAACTCTTGGATGATCATTTGGATTAAGTAGTCTATAGCAGTCAATGACTATGTAATCATCTACACTAACGCTTGACCAGTCAATATCCAAGTAAAGTCTATCTGATCTAATATTAAATCTGATCTGTTTCTGTGTTGTCAATGCAAAGTCGATATCCTCAAGATATCTCTTGGTCATTGCATAGGTTAAAATTTCTGTTGATCCAAAGTAGTAAATATCATTCAAGAACAACTGATATTTAATACTGAACATATTGTTGGTGGTTGTATTAGAACCATCAAAGTGAAATACTTTCGTTACTCCTAAAACTTCTGGAGGAACTTGTAAATAGTTGCTGTTTTCCTCAAACTGAAAGGATACAGACGAACCGTCAATTGTAGAACTTGCGGTTGTGGTTACAATACCGATAGGGTTGCTTCCGCCTCTACCTCTTCCCCTATCAATATCTGATTGAGTAATCTTATACTTTAAGAATGTGTTTGTTGTGCCGTCATAGTCGCGTTCCTGGAACACCTGGAGGGCATCATCAACCAAATCATCAATCTGCTCATCGGCAACATTAATCTCCAATACAGGAGCACCTAACTGCCTCTTACAGTACGCAACTAATTCTGATCTACTTGCTGGTTGAGCCATTTATTCACCAGTTTCCTATGTGTATTTATGGTGCTGCTGATACTGCGGGAACCACCATTATATTGCCATTTGCAATGGTGTATAAAGTTGATCCACTACTAACTATCACATCAAACATATATCGTCCCTGATCAAGACTTCTAGTCGAAGTAGAACCCAAGGAAATTTTTATCTTTCCTTCTACAGCACTAGTGATTCCGACAGTGAATGCCGTTGTAATTCCAAGTGTTGCTCCAACGGCAACACTTTTAGATATCGCAGCAGATCCAGAATAATTAGTCAAATCAAACGCAGTATTAGCGTTATTGATTACATTAAATGTAGTTTCAAAGTCTGATCCCCCGTAAATCGTCAAATTGACACCATAAGGAACTCCAGAAGATGGATCGAAAGTGATATTTTTAGATGGCATCTGGTTATCCTATGATTGCGATTGTTTCTTGCTGTTTATAATATAATTTCGCAAAAGACTTTGCAATATTCTTTAGCATGTCACGATCATCACAACTATCTATCTCAGATGCAATCTTCTGATATGCAAAAGACTTTTCTAAACCTTTAATTTCAATATCATTTGGGTCCATTGATTAACTCCTTTAGTAGTGACTTGATTTCATTAAGTTCATTCTTTACATTAGCAAGATCTTCTTCCATCGTCTGTACCTTTTGATTCTTTTCACTTTTAGCCTTTCGACTAGCAATGTATTGATCGTATGATACTTTATTTACATTAACTATACCATTTGTCTCAGGATCTCTTGCGAGATCCTTATGACCCTTTTGTGTGAATGTTTCCATATTATGCGAGAGCGAGCACTCTGAGATTCTTCATTTGAGGAACCAGTTCTTGACTGGTTGATGTCATTACGAGTTTGATTCTATAGGATCTAAAGTTTGGAAGATCATCAATAGTAAATGTGCGCTCAACAAAGTCAGTATCATATGCACTATATCCTCTCTTGATTGAATTTTCTATGAAGATATCAGGTCTTCCATCATTATTTTCATCATTAATAACCTGACCGTTAATATCCAAATTCAAATATCCTGGGAATGGTTCAAAGATTGGTTCAAATCCAGGATCCGAATTGATTGCATAGAACGCTCTGATATCAGCATCTGTAGGAATGTGAGCATCTACAATAACTTTAATCGAAGATGCGGGATTTTCGAGAGTTACTTCTTTGGAGACATACTGACATGCGCTAGGATCATTAAAGAGTGAATTTACTCTAGGATCTGTAGCATAATCAGTAACCTCCGAGTTAACTCTATTAGATACAGCATAGACACTACATCTCTGAAGTTCAATTTGTGGAGTTAACTTAGTATTAGTCGTTCCAAGGAAAAGTCTCATTTGCATGGACTTATTACCTTCAATCGCATTTAACTTACGATCTTCATTTACTTTAGAGAAGACTGCTCTTGGAGAATCAAGGAAATTATTTGTATTAAGAGTAACATCTTCAAATCCCGCATTTACATATGGAATTTCATTACCACTAATACTTTGAGTGGTAACTGTTCTTATTTGACCAGATAAAGTGGTTCCTTCAACAGTGATATTGTGTATGGATGGTTTAATAATCTCAAAAGCAATATTCTTACTGCCCTTGACATTATCTCCACCAGTAGACTTCGATCTATTGAGGAACAGTTTGGGGAATCCTACTCCAGTAGATCTGTCGGCATTATTATTAATACCAAGAGTTCCAAGTTTTTGAGACATATCAAGTTTGATATGATAAGAATCTAATGTAATTGGATTTGGAATAGTTACGTCATTTAGATCATGAGTTCCATTAATTCTGGCAAGACTTACTCCAGCAAGTTCATACTTATAAACTGGGGTGTCTATAGGATACGATTTTGGAGTTACTCCTCTGGAAATATTTCCTCCGATGGTCGATGATGTTGTGCTAGTGTATTCAATGACTTCTTCGCCAATTAAGAGTAATCCAGTGTTAGTTAAACCAACACCAACACCTTCAAAGGTAGAGAATGTATCTCCTGTACCAGCACTTACCTGAATTGGATCTGTAGATGACTTATCATATGCAGCAGTCAATTTGGTAGGTTTAACATCAGGAAGAACACCAAATATTCTTACGAAGTTGTCGTCAAAATTCATTCCATGATTAACATGATTGACTTTAATGTGAAGTCCATCAGAAACTTCTACTATTCCATTAGATGGGATAGTAACATCTCCACCGTTGACGCTATTCAGTTCTCTATCAACATCATTGCTATCAAGGAAACGAATAGTTCCAGCCGCTCCAGTAGTAAATTCACCTTGGACATTACCAAGTATTAATTGAGATGTAAATCCAATACCAGACAATGTAAATCTAGCATTTCTTCCAACACTCAGTCCAGCAGGATCTGATGAAGATGGATCTGGTGCAGTAGCACTAATGGTAACCACATCACCGACTTGATAACCATTACCACCATTATTATTGATAGTTGCTCCAATGGCAACTCCATCCTCAATGGTAACATCTGCAGTAGCTCCTGAACCATTTCCAGAAACCGCAACCAAGTTTACTCCAGTATAAGTAAATGATCCATCTGCAGGAGTATAACCAACACCTGGATTAGTGACTGATAATGTTCCAGTGGCACTAGCACCAACTCCAATCAAATCTCCTTGTCCAGTTCTGTTTGCAGAAGTTCCTTGATAGAAAGTATTACCAAGAACATAGCGATTATCTGCAACAGTTGTTCCTAATCCAACACGAATTTCTTTTGAAGTAATATTTAATGGATTTTCCATTAAAGTTGCAATTTGCTTATTACCTTCAGAAAGTTCTGGACTATAAAGATCTACCGATCCAGACTCAACAAAGTCTGCTCTATACAGAGTAAACTTAAGATCTTCCCACTGACTTGCTTCCCATGTGGAGGCATTTTGAGATTTAAACAGGGATCCAAGTGTTGGTTGGTTAGAAATATAAGCATCTGATACGATATCATTTTCACCAACTCTTGAAATGTAAACACTATACTTGGTTGAGTTTGAAATCAAGCAGATAGCATATTCGTTACCACCCTCCAGATAAACTGGAGCAGCAAATTCAAATGTAGTTGCTACAGTTCCATCAGTTGAAGTATTAACATCATCAGGATAAAGAATTACTTCAGAAAGATCGAAATACTTAGGAGTTGGGAAACCATTATCCATGGTTCTAATTTGCATTCTAACAGGAGTGTTTCCATCATCCTTAGTACGGAAGAATACATCACACTTCGTTATGAATACACCTTCTGGGTCTTCCTGCTGATCAACAAGGAAGGATTGTGCCAGGGGATCATACCAACCAACAATAGATTCACTTGTACTTGCCTGACCAATGTTTCTAGTTGCAGTAATTTCAGTATCGACAGTTCTATTAACGAGTTCGTCTTCAAAGAGTTTCTTCTGTTCAATTTTTGCATTCCTAATTGAAAGAATTTGATCCTGAACTGTCTCTAAAATACCAGAAGTTGGATATGCTTCTTCACCAACAGTAGTAGCAGAATCTTGATCATTATCTGGATCATTTGTCAATGTGAATACATTGGTTCCAGTTGCAAAATTAGGATTGTCTCCATTAGATGCATCAGGAATAAAGAAACTTCCTAACAGAGCTGAAGATGTATCAGTGATGAGTCGAACATTTGTTACCTCTGCTTCTGCGCCACTGGTTTGTCCAATCAGTTTCATTCCTGCCTGGATATATCCAAAGAAATCTCCCTGTGGTTGATCTGCAAGAGAATATGTATCAACATTCAATGTGGTCGATGTAGAAGAATAAACTTCGGGAATAGTTCCGCCATCAACATAAGGATTATCTGGATAAACCTCTGTTGGAGAGTTATAATCGCCCCTTCTATGATTTGACTGAGCAACTCTGAAGTTAATGCTAGGATTTGTATCCTTACCTTCTTCACCAAGACCTTTATTGATAACTCGTCCTTGAACTGTTTCTCCAACCTGGAATGTGCCAGAACTCATTGAGATTTCAATTAGTTTTGGTACACAGAACTTAGAAACATCTTTACCATCAAAGAATGCATAAATTCGAGTGCTTGGTTTTAAGTTTGCTGCATAGAATTCAACATTTCTTGATCTTACACTAGCGATAATTTCAGTGCTAAGAACTTTATCACCAACAGAAACTTCCTCAAAAGTTTCAGTAACTACGTATTGCGTACCAGTTCTTTCCCTAATTCCGCTCTCAATAGTATCAGTTACATCCTGTTCAATTGGTTGAGTAGTAGTCTGTCTAACCCATGCTGCAGGTCCACCTGATCCACCATTAATCCATCCACCTCGTCCAAATGTGCGACTGCTAGTGGTAGTAGACTCTCTAGTGTCAGTTTGAGTTGTAAATGTACCCGACCAAGTTGTCTCCCAAGAATTCCATACTTCAGGAGCAAATCCAGTTTCTGGATCAACACCATATTTTTCTTCAGCCTCAGACATGATCTGAGAATAGTTACCAATAGTATCAATTGTTCTTGCTTCTACTCTAGTTTGATCAACCCAATTATCAGAAGCAGGTGTCAAGACAATTGTTCCTTGCCAGAAACTAATCAAGAAAGGAGTTACACTCTCAGTTCTAGTTGCAAAATTTTGTGTTATCCACTCGACATCAGAATAATCAAGACTGAGGATGTCATTTTGCTTTCTAACATTAGTTCCATCTATAACAGCAGTTCTCTTGTCTGCTGTGGGATCAACATCTACGACAGGACCTGTTTGTAAGGAGAATGAGTTTGTACTGTGTTTTGGTCTAAGGATCTTGTTAACCTGATCAATACTATTATTTCTACCAAGTCTCAAATCTTGGGTAGAGAATGATGTAAAGTTGTCTACAAAGAATCCAGACTTAAATCTATTAAGACCGTTTGCATCAGGTATAAATTGATTAGCAGTATTTGTTTCAAGTATAGAAAGAGTTGTATAATACTCTAAATTTTTAATTCTATCCTCAAGTTTCTTGATATCCTTCATCTGATATCTCTTGTACTTCAAGAATTTAACAGACGCTTGCTGTACATTGTGAAGGAATGGAGGATATTCTATCGTAGCAAGTTCAATTGCGTTAGCAGGAGACTCTGGTTGTGCTCTCTTCGGATCATCCGAAGGAGTTCCAAACTTCATCTGAAGTTTTCCGTCTTTATGTAAATAAAGTCTATCAATTCTTCCTTGATAGTATGCATAATCTAAGAAAATAGTCTCATTAGACGCAAGAATATTTGGAACAGAATTTCCTGTGGCATTGAAGGATCTTCCAAGGAATTCTAAAGGAGATCTAGAGCCTTCAGATACTGTATAGTTGCTAACTCTTGGTCTTAAATCAATAAGATCAGTATTCAGTACTCCGTTGATTGCCTTAACTTCAGTGGAGTAGTCAAAGTCGTTATATGATTCGACAGTAACAATATCTCCATCATCAGTAGGATCAAATGATGCAGCCTTGTAATATACTTTAATTTTATTCTTCGGAGCGTCAGAATCACTCTTTCTGGTTATAAATCCATGATTATAGATTGTTCCTCTTTGTCCAGATCCAAAAGTATAATTGGATGAAATATTAAATGAAGTTGTATCTAAATCACTTACTCTACCAGAAATAGAAGATTCCTGGAATTCAACTGTCTCTCCCTCTACAAATTTAAAGTTGTTCTTGGGGAGATATCTGATAGTAGTTGCGTCTTTTATTTCCGCAAATACTGCAACTGCACCACTTGTTTGACCAACCATCAATTCTCCAATAACCATATCACCTGTTGAGGCGCTAGGTCCATTCATCTGAGTGAGAGCCATCTCTGGAGCACCAAAGTTGGAATCAGTTAACGCAACATCAGATGTTTCATATATTGCATGAATTTCAATAACATCTGGAACATTCAATGATATAACACTATCCTGAACTCTAGTTCCAAATGGATAATCTCCATAGGTTAATCCATCATTTAAACTAGTTGATCCAATTCCAGAAGCTGGACTAATAGATTTATCAACTACTAAAGATTTTACTCTATCTTTAACTTTTTTCTTCGATTTTACATTAGTCTTTTTAACGGTGGCAATAAGTTGAGCACCAGTGTCATCTGCTCCTAAACCTCTGATTTGAAGTTCTCTGAGATTTGCAGAGAATGCAAAGTTATTTCTAGTCAGTGGTTCAGTTGTTCCATCTGATCTGATAAGAGAATATCTTTCGTCAGAATATGGAAGATATGTTTCTCCTTCTGGAAGCGTGGCAGTAAGTACACTGGTGGAACTTAATTGATTATTTGTGATATCTACCGTAAATGGTTTTCTGAGTGTTAACTCAGCATCGGTAAGATCTACTGTAGCAATATTTTCATTTGGCAATTCTGTATAGAAAGTTGTATCAGACGAAGCATCTAATGCTGTGGTAACAACTTTAAAATCAGAAGCAGTAAAATCTGTTGTTGGAAGTTTTCCACTAGCTACACCAGTGACAGTTGTTACACCAGCAATGGTTACTTCAGTTGCAGTGACGCCCACAACTCTTGCTAAAATTTTATCAGTGGATGAAGAAGGATCAGAATATTCAACTAAGTTGTTCTCTTTTATCTGACCTGGGAATAGTGCATTTGCACTAGTAACAGTACTGACTCCTGCAGAGAAACCACTAATAGAAGCAGATCCTACAGTTAATGCTGGGGTTTGTACAACATTAGCAGTAAATGTGTTAAGACCTACGATATTATTTCCACCTACTCCTTGTCCTATTCCAGTGTCAGAATAGACAGATTTTACATCAGAAATTCCATGAGAAGTGATTGCAGTAGCAACTCGATTTATCGTAGATACTTGCGTTGAAATTCCACTTCTAAAGATAAGAACTTCATTTTTGATAAATTTGCCTTTTTGATCATATACTGTCAAGGCGGTTCCAGCACTAACTGGACTTCTTAAGAATCCAGTTGCTCCACTGCTATTTCCCTCAACATATGCTGGAATCGCTAAGTCAACAGAACTATTAACAGTAATCTCTGTAAATGGTTGTATATCGTACAGAGACATACCCCATTCATTATCTTGTGGTAACGATGAGTTATATGAACCAGATTCTAATCTAAAATCAAATACTCTGGCAAATCCAATTTCTTTTCCTGGTGCTGTTTCAGAGTTTAATCCAACTCTTTGGTCTCTCAAACTGACGATATAAGTATTTCCTACTCCAATAGTTGGTGATCTATAAACACTGTTTAACTTAAGTGTTGGACCAGTGCTATATGGGAAGAACGTATTTTCAATAGTTCTTGTTGCCCTTGGTTTAGGTACATCAATAAAAGAGGGACTTATTGTTTCAACTTCATATCCTCTGACATATGCTTTACCTGGCGATACTCTACAAATCGCTAAATCTGGACTAGGAGTAGATCCAGCAGCGGTAAATTGACCCTCTTCATACAATCCATTATTTCCGCGATTGTTATTAAGAGAGTTTAGAATAGAAATATTAAATGGTTTAACAATGTAGTGACCACTTTCATCATATGTTCTTCTTGCTAAGATATCTTGCAGATTATCATAGAAAACATAACCATTACCCTTAGAACTACCTCTCTTGGTAGATGTTTGAAGAACACCATTGATTACAGTTGCTAATAAAATAAAATTATCATCATTAAAGTCATCAAGTGATTTTTTAAACAGACTTGTAGAAATTTTAAGTCTATCTGCACCTGGGGCTCCATAATTATTGAATCCTTGAGAATTATCGTTCAAAGATTCATCAGTATTTGAATTTACAATCTCTTCAGAAATAAAGAGACCAATTCTGTAACTAGGAGTATTTGTATATTGATCTAAAACTAAAGACTCTCTAGCTACATTTACAAAATTTCCACGAATGAAGTAAACTCCGTTTTCAATTTGAAATACTGATCCTGTAGCGGTTGCATCAGCAGGTATGGTATTCGCAAATGGAGTTCCAGCAGAGATAGTAGAATTTCCGAGTAGACCTGAAGATAGAACTTGATTACAAGTCAGGGACTCTCCAGAACTAAAGGTCTGAGTGGTATTATCGGCTTTAGACGAACCTTGATATGCAATATAAAGAGTTAAGTTTCCTCTCTCGGAATCTGCAGAGGGAAGAATACTATCAACAACAGCAGTAACACCTGAAGTTTGTCCTGTAATAGTCGTTCCGACTAATTGATCAGCATATGCCTCAACAGGAACTCCCTGAAAAGTGTTTGCCAGTTGCACACAGTAGTACAACTGAGAATATCCAGTATTACCAGGAATTACTTTTGCACCTTCTTTAAAAAAGTGCTGACCAAACTTCTCTATCTGATTCTGAAGAATCGACTGTAAAGATGTTAATTCTCTTGCCTGAACTGGGTATCCAGGCTTAAAAAGCACCTTGTGGTAATCGTTCGTCGCATCAAAATCGTCAAAATATGGTGCTACGTTTAGGTTCGTCTGCTGTGGCATAATTCTTTAGAACTGCAAGATAACTTTTATGTCTTCTTTTTGGTTTGACGATCTTGTAATCGAAGGTCTATTATCTACGTATATAATATTACCAGAATGCTGTCTTACCTCTGGGGATGCAACACCTGTAGTGAAATCCATTCCAAGATAATATGTACGATTATTTATCGTCGTTTTGTTATCGCTAAATGTACTATCAATACTTAAAGGTAACCCTGTAGATGGAGTAATCGCTAAAGATCCAGTTCCAGATGGAGTTCCAGTGAAACTTTGTAATTCATATCCATATGTTGGATTAGTAACTCCAATCCCAGCAGTTGTAAATCCTGCTACCGTTCTATCTTGCCAAAGTTTTAAGACACCAGTGTTTTGATCATAATTTACAACTCTACCAACTGCAGTAACACCAGTTCCAACTGTTTGAGTAACGAAGGCATCAGAAGTAAAAGTTGCCTCACTGTATCCAACTCCAACCAGTTTTAAAGCAACAACTGCACTTGCTTTATCTGCGGTTAAGATTGATCCTCCTGCTGGAGAAAGAGGATTTTCTACGATACCGATTCTTGCAAATTGATTGCCTGTAATAAAATCTGGATTTTCATTGTCACTTTCAATTCTGGAATACATCAGAACACTGTATGCACCCAATTCTCTGTAGATATCAGCACCGTGGCCACCCTGTGGAGTGATAATGACATCAAAGGTTGGTCTGGTCGTTCCGACTGGAATTCCAGCAGCTTCAAAATCAAGAGTTCCAAAAGTATATCCAGATCCTTGAGCAGATACGGAAACCTCACCGATTTTTGAATCTCCATCAATAGTAACGGTGCATTGTGCTCCTGTACCATCTCCACGAATAGGAACTGCAGTATATGTTTGATTTGCTGTTCCTAAGTCAGCACCACGATTAGTTATCGTAACAATTTTAATAGAACCATCTACAGCATTTTCTCTAACTAAAGATGTATCATTGCTAGTGCTCCAGTCTGTAGGAACAGGCATAAAATCTGTAGAATCAAATTTGGTAATGTCTGCTGGTTTGATAGTATAGAGATATTTCCAAATATACCCGTCACCACTAGTTCCAGCTGCCTTTGGTTCTAAGTCTGTGAAAGTTGGTTCATCTAGAGATGGTCTACCAAGAGTGTTTTCTGGGTTTGTTCCATTTTGCAGGCAAATATAAACTCTATAGTCGCTATTAAGGACATAGAAGTTTGAATTATACAAATTAGTAGATCCTGAAACTGGAGCAGTATTTGATCTACTATAATCATGTCGGTACATATCATAGGTAGTACCCGAAGACCAGATTCTCTTGGGAATAACTTGTCTTACATCAGTAGAGTTAATCCTCTTCAGAGCGATCATTGTATTCCAATAATCATTCTCCTGATCAAAATTATCTTTTGGTGCAGGGGGATTCTCATTCCATGTAGAAGAATAGTCTGTCGGATTTGGAAGTCCGACAAAAGAATAATAGGAGTTGCTAACATCAGCAACTCCTGCGACAAATTTTTTCGCGTTTAATATTCTTACCTGATCAGTTATAATGGCAGCCATTTTTGACGGACTTTTTTACTTATTTATTACGAAAAATCATCCGAATTTTTTGAACCTAATATATCTGCTTCTATAAAGTTTTGAAGAAGTAGATATGCCAGTCAATCCATTTGTTCCTATTCCAGACATTGTGTGTGCTGGATATGAAAGTTCTTTGGTTCTAGCCTCTAGGTTAACCTTACCCCAAGAGTATTCGCCAAGGAATGCTCCAGTTGTAAGTCCAGTAATTCCATCGGGTTCCATATTAGTGTTTACACTAACCTTAATTACATTGGTGCTAACTCCAGCAATAACTTGAGTTTCAAGTTCCATCTTATTGACAACATATACATTATCAAGGAACTCCGATCCAATTCCAACTACTGTAGCATTATCAGTTCCAAGAGCACTTATACTTGTTGATGCTGCTCCCAAATTAGAGTTTCTTACGATAAAGTAGTCTCCTGTGGATATTCCACTTAAGGTTACTGCAGTTCCAACTAAATTAGCATCTCTCATCTCAGAATCTAGAGGAATGTGTAAGTGGAACATCATTCCTGTTGCACCAACACCAATAGAAGTAGTTCCAAGTCCAACAATTATTCCAGAATCTCCAGAGTATCCAGTGTTTTGTACGACATCGCACAATTCTGTTTGCTCTGCAGGAGGTCCAATCAAGACTAAAGGTGGATTTGTAGTTGTATATCCACTTCCAGGATTGGTAATAGTAACTCCAGTGACAACTCCATTGGCGATTGTTGCCTCTGCAGTTGCGGTTACAGATCCTACACCAATACTTACATCTGGTGTTGTTGAATATCCAACACCACCATTATCAATCATAATAGAAGTAATAGTTCCGCCAGAGGAAACAACAGCGGTTGCCGCTGCTCCAGTAACGACGACTGGATTTACTAATTTTACTCCTTTTTGAATCGTGTTTCTAAATGTAGCTTGTGGATTTTCATTATTAAGATCAAACAATGGTCTCAATCTATCAACATAGATTGTAGTTGAACCAATACCAACAGAACTAATAATATTTGCCACTGGATTGATGACGGGTTCATAAATTTCCCTATCCTTTCCAACTTCTTGACCGTTGATAATCTTATCTTGAGTTTGTCTACACCAGGTAAGTGGTCTTTCGAAAGTGGTGTCAGTAGTATTTCCTGGACCAAAATATGGAAGAGTTTCACACTTATCAACATTCGTAATAGAACTAATTGTTCTAGCATCTTCTTGCTGATATGGTTTTTGTCCCAGATCTGGATTGTAGTTTAAAGTAACTTCATCTCCATATTTCAGAGTTTCAATAACTTCTCTATCAATAACATCCAATGCATCTCCACTTCCCTTATAGAAACAGATGTTGAGAGTGTCTCCAATCTTCAATGGTTCTGCAAAAGTTATTTGAGAACCACCTACAAACTTATATGAGTCTCCTGGTTTTTGAAGTATTTCATTTACAAATACTAAGAGTAACTGATCGAGTTCAATCTTAGATCCCTTCGACTTATTAATAGATACTGGAATACCAGCCTTGATCAATGGGAAGTCGATTCTAGTACCATCAATGAAGTTGGTAACATCATCAAATGTGTCAAAAACACCTACAGACCATCCAGTAAACTCATCATTGATTACTTTTTCAACTTGAATTTCAAATATATCTGTAGGTATGAAAGAAGATGTAGTAGGAATTCCAGTGGTTCCGCCAACAGAAACTGTTAGTCTTTCTCCGTTACCGTAACCATATCCAGTGTTGTTGATTTCAAAAGAAATTACACTAGATCCTTGACCAACAACAACATCGATTGTGGCATCTGTTCCTAATCCAGTTGTTCCAGAAACATAATCTAATGGCAAATTGGTATATGAAAGTGGAGAGTCAAATATGATATCAAGTGGTTTTGCAACAGTTCCACATCTTGCATAGAAGTGTGCGCGAGTGGAAAGACCAGAGTTTATTTCAAAAGTGGTATTATCAATAATTCTGAGAACACTTGATCCTTGTGATGCTGGATCAAATCCACTTGCAGAGTTATTATTTACTCTAGGTGCAATAAGAGCAGGTTGTGCAGTTCCACCACTTTGATAGAATGTTGGGACTGTTGTAACGCCAGCATTAACTTCAAATTCTGTTGCACTATTGACAGCGGTTACTTTCGCTCCGCAGTAAATTGGATCAGTTGTTCTTGGATAAACATGTGTACCAGGACCCAATCCACAAGTAAATCCTAATCCAGTAAGAAGAACATCACTTCTCTGACCTGATGTATTAAGATTGTGTGGTGCAGCAGTTGTAACGGTCAGAATGCCAGTTACATTGTCATAGAGAGCATTAGTTACATTGACTGCTTCAGATCCACTATAGTTGCAGGTGAATGCAATTCCAGAAACATTAATTACCTCATTTGCAGACAATCCATGTGCGGTTGATGTTGTAATAGTGGTAATTCCAGTTACATTATCATAAAGTACATTTGAAACGCTGCGTGGGGCATAGAATACTCTATCAGTTGTAATAGCAACCGAGGTTACATTGCCATCAGTAGCAGAAGCAATTCCGATTGGAACTAAAGTAGTGCCATTAACATTTGGAAGTTCTACGACTACATTAATGTCTGTTTGTATTCCAGATCTATAACCAGAACCACTATTACCAATCGATACAGAAGTAATAGTACCTGCAGCAGATACAACTGCTTCTCCACCTGCAGCAACTAGAGGTTGTAATCCAAACCCTGCACTAGATCCAACAGAAACCAACATTCCACCTCTTGGGAAGGTGCTTAGGCCAACATCATTAGTGATGTTTCTAGCAGTTCCATCAAAAGTGATAGAGGTTATACCAGTGCTTTCGGATAGAGTGTAATTATTTTGCTCTCCGAGAACCTGGAATATATCATTAACTAATACAATTGCACCTTCGTTATTAATTCCAGTAATATCACTTCCATCAGATTTCAAAGTAAATTCATTTTTGATTCCGTTGAACTGATCTGAAAGATCGTCAAATATGTAATTTTTATAGTAAGTTTCATTAGTTGTATTCGACTGAGCCGTTCTCATGAAACTTCTTCCCTGGAACATAGAACTAGTCGATATTCCAACATAGTCTCTTTGATCTGGGGGATTTGTTGGAGATCCAACTGGAACATTTCCGAATGGCGCTTCACTAAATGTCAAAGTATTAGCAACAATATTGTAATTTCCAACAACTTTTGTTACCAGATCACCAGAAGAAATTCCAGTTTGAATATTTGTTCCCATCCATCCTCTACGGACTGAGAGTCTGTTTGTACTTCCAATACCAACACCCTCAATCTTCATAATTTCACCACCAACCTTAATCAAATCTCCACCGAAGAATGAGGTGATTCCAGTAAAGTCAACAGTGTTATCTGTGCTTACTACATCGTCCTCTAAGGTTGTTGTAACCGCCGTAGAGACTATTGGGGACTGAATCAGATTATCAATAGCAACGAGTACTTTTGCATTTTGATTCGTTGCAGTAAATGTATGAGCAGCACCAACCCCAAGAGTACCAAATGAAGTTAAATCAAGGACTTGTGGAATAGACTTCAGAGCATCTTCCGCACTTCTAGCAAGTTGAATAGTATTATCATTAATCTTAACTGCAAATATTCCAGTTGTAGGAAGTAATGCGGTAGTAACTCCAGTAACTGGGAATGTAGTTAAACCAATACCAATGGATCCACTGTTTCCAATACCTGGGCTAGCATATTCAATTTGCTCTCCTGTCACATAGAAGTGATTTGGAACTGTAATGCTATTAGAAGAGGTGTTAATGCCGCTTCCAGTAACTATTCTTTCAAAAATCTCATCATTCTTGTGAGTCAAATTGAACGATCTCTTAATATCTCTTTCAGTTCCAGTGTAATCACCAGATCCAGTTTCTATGGTTCCGTTGATAAAGTTAATTGTATCCTTTGAATCATCCTCAATTCTAAGAGCATTTGTATATACATGAACAGTAGCATCAATTCCAGCAACTGGTGTAAACAGAACTTGAGTTGTTGCAGCAAGTCCAACAGAGTCGGCAATTACTCTAGATCCAAAAGTACCAAGTCCAGAATGTGTTTGAATATTTGCCCATTCAGTTTCAAAGGTTTCTCCCGTTGTTGCTCCTTCAATATGGTCATCCACAACAAAATATTCTAAGAATTCATAACGATCATTTGTGGTATCATGAACCTGAATCATGAAATATCCAGCATCGTATCTGTCTTCAGCAACATCTAAATGACTTGGATATTCGGTGATGACATTTTCAGTTGGAGATCCAGATGATGTGATATTTGTAGTCGTGGACTGTAATCTAGCATGTTTCAGATCTAGAGTTGAAATACCAGATGATACTGAAGATAAACCTACAACTATGGCATTAACTACAGCGTTTGTTCCTATTCCAGATGGATTAAAGTCAACCTTAATATTTGATCCATCGAGATATGCAGTGTATGTTCCAAATCCAGTTGCACTAAGTCCTCCAGGAGAGGTAGTTAACTTACCATACTCAAGAATAGAAACATCAGATCCATCATGGACGATATTCAGTTCTTGTGCTTCAAATTCATTTCCATTGATTGTTGCAGTATTTCCATAAGATGGATTGCTAACATCTGGAGCGATTTCAACAAGAACTTTCAGGGAGTGATATGTATTACCAATGCTAACAATAGTTGCAGAAGAACCAGAGTTAACAATGGTGCTCTCCGAATCAATTAATACGCCTCCAATAGAAGTAGATCCTGTGCTCAAATAATTGTCATTTAAATTATAAGAAATTGCTGTGAGATGGTAATCATTTATTGTTGACTTAGTTGGGAAGAATAATAACTGGCCATCAGAACCAGATATTGAGAAGTCAAATGATCCTTGATCATATACAGATTCAACTCTTGCATATTGGTTGAGATATCCGAAAGTACCGTCATGAATAAGATCAACGATTAAACCTTGTCTTTCTTGAGTGAATCTCTTATCTTTCAAATAAGTGAAATACTTTCTAAATCTGACATCATCCAGATTAAATGTATCAAGTATACTAAAAGCAGTTGCTCTAGGATTGCTATTGAATTGTGGAGAGATATCATCAATAGAAAGAACTCTGTTTCCGAATGATTCTGTAAAATCTGTTAGAATCTTGTTATTAAGAATTATCTCATCAGAAAGAACACTACCATCCGAAAGATTTACATTATTTTCTGTAGCAATATCAAAATCAAATACGCAATTAGTATCTACAAATCCATCGAGACTACTTACAATACTAACATCAGTCAATTCTGTAGAAATACCAACTTTCAATCCATCTAAGTTTGTTGACTCAATTTGAAGATCACCGAATTTTTTATATCCAAGAGTGTGATTTACTGAAGATATTACATCATTCCAATCATCAAATGGGATGGTACTCTTCAATGAATATGAGAAGTTTTGATAATAGAAATTATCTTGGACTCTTTGTAAGATATCATTTAAGAATCCAGAATCAGTTTGATTTCCACTGAATATTTGAGCAGAAACATCAGTTTCAAAATATGATTCATATGATGTTACTTTTAAAGCAGTTCCAGAAAGTTCTGAGGTAAGGCCTCTTATAACTTCTCCTTCTACAAAATTATCAGAAGAGAGAACTCTAAGAGTCTTTGTTGGTCTATCCCAACTTTGAACAATACCTTCTTTTCCATTGGTAGTAACTTTTTCACCAGTGAAGTAGTCACTTGTGGTTACTACTACATCAAAAGTTGGGAAGTTTTTCTGTGCAATTATCTGTCCAGCAGAATTAATTACATCAAATTCTCCTGGAATTTCTCCTTCATTTAATTCGTTACTTAAATTATATGCAACAGAACCAATTCCTCCAATATTAGGAGTTACTTCAGTAAGAGTGAATAATTTGTATCCATACTCTTTTGAATTATAACCCTTAATAGTAGTACCAACACCAACAGTACTAATATTTTCAATCATTACTTCATCGCCAACTTCAAATGGGAATGAAGTGCTAAATCCAACTGCCATAGTTACAGTCACATCCTTAGTAACTGTATTAAATCCAACTGTACTAATTCCAACTCCATTGGTATTCTTTATTGGTAATACTGTTGGAGTGGAATTATTAATCCCTCTAGTATTACTTAAAATAGTTACTTCTGAGTCTCCTAAAGAATATCTAGTGGAAATATCAGTAATTTGATTACCAGTTTTGCCATCAAAGAAAAGTAACTCTGGTGCTGCAGAATATCCTTTTCCTCCAGAAACTATATCGATAAAATCAACTTTGGCAAAGGAGTCAACATTAATAATTTGTGGGAGGGAAGCACTTGGTTTTAGTGTGCTATCAGTTGGGAAATCATATCCAACATCATTGATTTTTACTTTTTCAATGACTCCAATATCTTCACTAACCGATACTAAATCTCCTCTTACTCCCTCGATAGAATTGATAGACTCAATTGAAGGTAAAGTGGTATAATTTTTACCGGCACTAGTAACCTCTACTGCAGATATTGGTCCAGTTGTATGAGTACAGTCAGTTGTGTAGGTTATACTAGATGAAGTTGATACATATGAATTTGATTCGGGATTTTGTGGTAATTCAAATGTAAAGAAGTTAGTTCCTGCAATAGAAATTCTTCTATTTCCATTGTAAACACTATTCTGAGATATTACAGTATTATGATTTAAAATTTCAGAATCTTTTATTATTTCTGATTTTACAGTAGGAAGATTTGCATCAGAAACCGGATCTAAACAATAATACAACCTTTCAGGTGTTGTATTTCCAATAGAAACAGATACATTAGCAGAAGAAGTTCCAGGAATTCCTGTTCTAGAAACACTAAAGGATGAAGATGATCCATCAGTTTCCCAACGACGAGTATATGTGTCATCCAGATAGAAGTTAAGTCTGAATGCAGAATAATCAGTAGACTGTTGAACAAATCCTAAGGAAGAATCCGAAAGATCGAAATTTAAGGTTGAACTTCTGAAAGCTTTGATGGAAGGATTGACAAGTCCAAACTCACCAAACGATGCACTTGAAATACCAACAATACTTGGTATCAGTTTAGTAGAATCATGGTAAGTGTTGGATAATTTGAAGTTATTATCATCAACTTTTACAATATAATAGATTTTATCATTTTCTAATCCTTGACAAGGAACGGTTGAAGAGTGAATTACTTTATCTCCGCTTTCATACCCATGATTCAATATGGTAATAGTGTTGGTAGTGCTGTTAACTCCTACAGCACTGAAAGTTTCTATACCAACAAGTACTCTTCTGTTCTCATCATTATATTTTACAACATATGTTGTTGCAAATGATGGATTAACATCAATATCAACAATATGTCCTGCACCAATACCATGATTTGCATCGGTGGTAACAGTTACAGTTCGTTTTGCTAAATCTCCAGTTATATTACTATAATTAGTTGCAAAACTATGATTTGTACCAGTACCAAGTGCAGTGAAGAATAATGTTGTGGTTGTATTTCCTATTCCAATGAATCCGCCGGTAGATCCAAGTCCAACTCTTTGAGTTGCAATACCAATTAAATCTTTTGAAATTTTAGCAACAAAAAGTTGCTGTCCATCAGTCAGAGTTTTAGCTACACCAATTTCTCCATTGTCATTGTAGACAATACCCTGTCCACCATTTGGAGAATATGTGAGTAAATCGCCCGTCTGTAAATTATGATCTTTGAAGTACAGAGATTTGATTGGAACTGCAAGAGAACTAGATCCGAAGGTTGTTCCAAGACCAACAGTATTCAATCCAAAGGAATCAAACTGTAATACTGATCCGATTCCAACGGCAGTAGTACCAAGACCTACAGTTTCTTGTGGTTCAAAATAAATTTCTTTATTTTTTTGGAATGCATATCTGGTTTTGAATCCAGAATTTATCTCAAATCTTCTTGGTACTTCAGATAGAATTGATCCTATGGTATGAATAGAACCAACAGTACCATTTACTTCTCGCAGAACTCTAAATCTAGAATTTTCTTTATCTACATTTAAAACTTTTACTTGTTCTGTACCAATACCTAGAATATCATTCGGTACAATGTTTGAATCAATTAAACTTGAAGATACATTGAAGAATGTTACCAATCCAGTGATACTTGTATCCCCAACAGCAACTCCTATAGTGCCCAATCCAACAATTGCGAACCTCTCACTTGAAACTCCTACAGTGTAGAATCCTTCAATTTTTGATGATGTTGTAGAAACACCACTAACATTAACGATATCTAAATTTTCAAAATTATGAGGAGATGTTGCCTCTACAAGATAACTTCCTTTCTTAGTTGAGGGAATAAATTCGACATTAGATATTTCACTTATAGCAGCACTAATACTATTGACAGATCTTCCTTTCAGTCTAGAAACTCTTCCAGCTGCTCCAAATCCAGTTACATCTCCAGAGAAGTTTAAAGTATCTCCAACTTTATAATTATCTCCAGCACTCTTGATATCTACTCTAGAAACTGTTCCTCTATTAGTAGATACAATTTTTCCTGTCTGAGATAAATTATTTGGCGAATATATGTAAGGATAATCAATACCACTTTCTCTCAAATTATATGAGATTGTATTTCTGCACCAATTATTTTCTACAATATCATAATCATCCTGATTAGAAGATTTTGAAAAGTTAAACTCATTTGGAGTAGAATGATACTTGTCTCCTAAAACATATGGGAATGTTGGTATTTTATAATTTTCAAACAATCCAGAAGATTCTATACTGTCGGGATTGACTGTAACAAAGTATGCATAAGTTCCATTTGGATATTCTGGTGTTACACAGAATCTTCCATTATTTCTATCAAGATAACTATCGTCATTATTTTCATGATAAGTGAAATCCTCTACAAAGAATCCTAATGGGAAAATAGTTACTGATGGACCATCAACACGAGATGTATTAAGTCTATAACTAGACTTCATCATAGTGACTACTCCACCATCACTATTAGTGTATCCATATGGACCATAAATTGGATTTCCATCATAAGCCCAACCAAGGATTGGAGAGTGATCAGTAAATTCTGTTTCTTGAGAGTTAACTAATTTTAGATCTGGTTTTCCGTATAAGGTTTCGCCACCTTCACCAACCGAGTATACCATTTCTCTCAGTGGTCTAGGTGCATATAATGAATAGCACTGCAAACCGTAGTCATCACTTAAAGATCTTTGTGCAACGGTATCATCAGATCCTATTAAATTATTATTATATAATTTTTCAAATAAATTTACTCTCCATCTTTGTACTTGTGGAATAAAGGAGAAATCTGTTTCTGATGGAGTTATCTCAATACTTACATCTCCAGAAACATATCCTGTTCCTGGTTCTATAACTTTTACTTCACTAAGTCTTCCATTTGAGAAAATTGGGGTTAAAACACATCCAATACCAGTTGTAGATATTATTTCTAAGTTGGGAGTAGATGTATAATTAGATCCAACATTTTCAATAATAACTTCTATAATTCTTCCATCAGCAGTAACAATAGGTTTAACCTGAGCATTTACTCCAGATGTTACAGTTACATCAGGTAACTTATTAAAGTTAATAATCTCACTAGTTCCATATCCAGATCCTCTATTGGATAAGTGTACTGAAGTTAATTCTCCTCTGAAAATAGGTTGAACTTCAGCTTTGTATGCACTAGATTCAATTCCAGTAACAGTTGCTATACCAACGGGGCCTTCTACTGTAACTGATATTGGAGGGTAATTGAATATTTGAGTTCCAGTACCACCACTAGTTAAATCAATATATTGCTTTGTTCTGTAGAAGAAGTTTTCATCTGTTGCTGGACCAATTTCAGATAATTTGAATTGGTTAGAATCAATTACTGTAGCGTAATAATTTGTTCCGTCACTTAATCCACCAATCGCACTTGCTCCAGCAGTGTATCTTAATACTTCACCAGATTTATAATCATGGTTCGCTACTGTAATAATATCAGATGAAGTGTTAATTCCTGCAGAAGCTACAGTTCTTTTCTTGTTCTCATAACCAGTTCCACTATCAACGATGTTTATTGAGTCAATAATAGATTTTCTAGATACACATTCTAAAGTATGTTTTCCAATACCATGAGAGGACAGAACAACTGTATTGATACCAACAATTGCTTGCTCTAAAGTATCATGCAATTTAATTGTGGTAGCATCAATAACTTCGGCAAAATATGTTGCACTAGTCGATAATCCACCAACAATTTGCTGCGAATTTGGTTTATAAACTACTTCTTCACCATTTCTGAACTTATGATAGGTGGAGAATCCAATAGTAGAATTATTAGCACCTATAGAAACTCTTGCAGATTGTACATCTGAGAAAAATTCTACTGAGTGAGAGATTAATTTTGTATTTACTAACGCTCTAGCATTAGACCCGTTTCCACCTGTTATTGAAACGGTAGGAGTTTCTGTGAAATCAAATCCTCTATCAATAATTTGTAATTCTCTTAACTGTCCGCTAATTGCAAGGAATCCAGATGCACCAGATCCAACTGAATCTGTTACTACTAAATCTGGTGGATTAATTACATCAAATCCATTTCCAGGAGAAGCAACATCAATTTTTTCTATTCTTCCAGTATGAACTATATCTTTTGACTTATAGTTTAAAACCTCAACACCATTAACTAAAATTCCAGTCGCCCCTGGCACAGTTTCGACTTCAACATCATTGTTAATTGGAGTAGAAACTTCTCTATAAAGTCTTTGAGAATCTATAACTCTATTAGAGGTTTCCGTCAACTCAATGGTGTTAGAAGTGACCGTAGTTGTTGATGCGCTTACAAACTTTGATGTATACAAATTAGCTGGCGATTTTGCTAATTTGATATTATTGCTATCTACTCTGAAAACATAATATACTCCTTCACCACCAGTATCTCCGCCAAACAAAGAAGATTGAATAGAAGTATCAATTACATCTTCTCCATCAATCTCAACAGTTGTTTGAGTTCTCTGAGGGGTGTAATATACAGATTCTCCAGTATAGAATCCATGGTCATTTATTGTGAAAGTTTCTCCAGAAAATGTACCACTAAAAGTTTTAAAGCATTTTGCTGCAACAAGTGGTACATCTTTAAATGACGGTAAGGAGTTCGATGCAACTAAAAGCGAATCTCCATATTGTTTTTTGTAGACATTTTGAACATTTGCATGGAATTTATTAATTCCTGAAATGGTTGCAGATTTTGCTTTCCTTAATCGTCTTAGTAAAGTGTAAGTTGCTGCAACATTAATAGTTCCAGTAGTTTTAATTACTACAACTTTATCTGTGATAATATCAATAACTTCTGCATCATGAGATTCTGTTTCTGTTAGATTCTCAATCTTTACAGAATCTCCAAGAGATAAGTAATTTTCTTTGTTTAGGGTTAACTTATAAGTTTTTGGTGAAACACTACTAATTAATTCAATTTTATTAATTGCATATTTAACTGGATTGTTGTATAACCAATTTTTAAATTTAAATGAATCATCTTCAATACCAAGAGATTTTATATCGAATTTATCTTCTGGTTTGTAATCAAATATTCCATCTTGCTTTGAAAATCCAGATAATACAGGAGTAATACGAACTTCAATAGTAGGTTCTTCAGAAGGTTTGACAGAGGCAAAATCTTCTGTACTTAAAGTATCTCCATCAATTAGAGTGTCTGTAATATTACTACAACCTAAAAACTGTGTTATCGTTTTAGATGTATAAGAAACAATACCAACTTTGTTTACAGGTGCATTTGGATAATCTACATAGATTTCTCCGGAATTTGGAAATCCGATTGTAGAATCTACATCAATAAAAGTAGATCCAGCAGAAACATTTCCAATAATGTGCGTTTTTGGTGCTACTTTAAATTGACCTACAGTAGATCCTTGAGCTCTAGAATCTCTATTATATCCATCATCAAAAGAAAGTTTATAGAAAGTTTTTCCAGTTCCTGCATTTACTTTTTCAATATCATATATTGCAGTGTAAGTTTCATCATTATCTCCTTGAAATATAGTTCTACTTTCTAGGTCTGAAGGATCACCATTAATTGATTCTACTAAAAAATTAGAAGTTACTAAGTTTCTAGCATTTGAAGGTGTAAACAGGTAATCTCTTGGTTTTGTTATCTCAACATTTACACCATAGAGTGCTTTAAATAAGATCTTATAAGAATCGTCTGTTCCTTTACTTGTGTAAAAATCCTTTGCTTGCTTTATAAAGACATTCTGACTCAAATCAGATGACAGAGGTCTATCTGATAATCCTGGTAAAAACTGGATCTTAGTTTTGTTTAAAAATTCTTTTAAGAAAAGGCAACTTAAATTTTCAATAGTTGCACCATCTTTATGTTCGGCAGCTGAGGTAGAACTAAAGACAAGTTCCCCTGGATTAGAATCCGATTTATATGAAGTTACTCCAACAAATCCTCTAAGGCATCCAGTAAAAGAAGTTGTAGTTTTCCCAGTATAAGTTATTACTTCATCACCTATCTTTAAAAGACCATAAGAATCTGGAAATTTATCCGTTGTTGAATCAGGATCTAAATTTATTGTTGTTGCAAATTCATCAAGATCACCACTCAAAGTTACAAAATGATTTAAACTAGTCTGCTCATCAACCTTTATATACTGATCAATGTTCTGTATCAAGTCAACAGGACCACTTTTGTACTCCTGACCAATATAATATTGCTTTAAAAATTCAGAGATAAGAGGGAACTCATTCTCAACATAAGTTGGAAGTTGGTTCTTAACGATGCTGCTAAACTTGATTCTTGTTTCTGCCATTTTTTCTATATCTCTGAATTAGTAACCGCCGCCTGAGCCCGAAGGTGTTGATGACCCACCAGAAGTTCCTGAAGTTGTAGTTGCACCAGCAAAAGAACTATTAGTAGAAGTAGTTGTAGATGCTGTTGTAGATGCTACCGTGCTTGTAAGACTTGCAGGACCTCCAACACGAACTAAATTGCCTTCTGCATACGAAGAAGAAACAATGTAATTTGATGCTGATGGGTCAAGTCCCGATGCGATTTCGTCTGATACCATTTCGAACGTACTGTTACTAGTATCTAGTTGCAAATAAAGGTCCTGTAATCCGACAACATCGTTTGATAGCGGTGTTGCTTGAATTTCTATGACCTGTTGACCATCTTTTTCCATTCCTGCAAGGATGTTCGTTGCATTAATGGTTACAATGCCATTTACATAGTCAACAGTTCCTACATTAGATCTTATGATCGTTGGACTTTGAGATCCTGCATTAGGAACAGTGAAGAAAAACAGAGATCCAGTCAGTCCATTCGAATTTGGTACATCACTAATATAAACAGTTTCAGGAATTCCAAAAACTCTAAATCCACTGGACTTTATGTTGTAACCATCTGTATTTGCAATGTGGAATTGATTACCAAATCCAATTTGATACTCTGCAATAGTATTAGGTACAACTCTTAAATCTCTTCTCATCTTTACAACAGTAATGTTTGAAGTTACTGCTTCATGACTGTCGTCAACTACTTTCAAGAATTTACTATACTTAAATCGAGCACCATACTTATTTAATTCAGTAGAATTGGCGTACTTAGAAGCATTATTAGAAACTACTGTTGAAACATCAGCAGCTGATGGCGCTAAATTTGTGTTATAGTAAACTTTTGAACTTACTTCAAGGAAAAGATATTTAAGATCTAAGATTTCAGGTACAACACCTGCTACTGCATACTTCTTTAACTTTAGTTTGATATTATCTTTAATTAAGTTTGGAAGGAAATCTCCAAATCTAGGTTTGATACTAATAAAGACCTTTCCATACTGTGGAGGGATTAACTCTTCTCCACCAAACACAGAAATAGACTCTGTATCAGGATATATCTTTGCAGGAATCAGTGTTTCATAATCATCTGCAGTTACTGCACGATTTTGAGTTGAATAAACCTTTGGTGCATACTTTCTGACAGATTCAACCTCTTCAATTGCTGATCCACCTCTAGAGCTAAACTCAGGTGTTAAGAGTGATATACCCTCTGTTACTGTATGTTCAATTCCGTCTCTTACATATGTCAATCTGCCGTTAAAAGCAAATTGAGAGAATCCATTTCCAGCATCTCCATTAGTTACCAAGTAAGTAACTGTAACATAGTTCTGATCATCAAGTTTTTTACCGAAAACTCCGTCTCCAAAGAATAATTCATATCTTTCATCTGCTACTTCTTGTAAGAAGTAAACTTTTGAATCTGAACCAATGTAAAATAAGTTATCTTGTAAAGAATACTTTACCGTTGCTGTTGATGCTACATTGTTTTTAACACCAACTCTAATTAAATCAGTGTCAATCCCTGCATTTGGTAAAATAAACTTTTGCTGAGGGTTTCTGGCACTATAAGTAAAGTTCTTCTCTACAACTGTTCCCTCATAAACAGGAATTTCATTAAAAGCAGCGATCCCATTGACCACAGGAACGGTTATATCGTCTAAAATGCAGAATGACCCACTACTACCACCAAAGACGCCTCTAGACGCTGCTACAGTCCCTTTACGGAGGGTTATAGACGCTGGTTTGGGTGTTATGTTAGTTGCATTAACAATAAACGATACTGAAGTTGTTGCTGCTTTTCTTGATCTGGGAGTATATCCAATATTTCTTGCTAATGCAACTACATTTTCTCTTAAAGTTGCACTATCGATAAAAACTTCGTTTGCTACCATATTAGCATTATACGAAGTAATGTACGTATTGTATGCTAATACATCTAGAATGGTTGATAAGTTAGAACCTTCAAAGTCATAGTCCGTAAAATTGGAATTTGACTTTAAATATTCTTTGAGTGTAGTTTTGACTTCCTCAAAGTCTAAATTTGTAAAATTTACTAGTGACATTTTACCTTGTTGGTTGCAATACGAATTCTAATTGTTGTGGCGGGATATCAGCTCCTATAATGTCATATGTAATGACAACATCAAATGAATTACCATCAATATTGGCATTTGCATCTACAGATCTTAATTTGACCCTAGGTTCATACCTATTAATTGATTCTTCAATCTGAGTTGATATTTCAATTGCAGTTAATTCATCAGCATTCTCAAAAAGAGATTCAGTAATGCGAGATCCAAACCTTGGATTGAAGAATTTCTCCCCAGGATTCGTAAAAACGATATTTTTTACTGATCTTGCGATTGCATTTTCATTTTTCATTGCAATCAGATCACTTGTCAGAGGATTAGTCTGAAAAGACATACTAATATCTTTAAATCCTTGACTTATCCTTTCTAAAGGCACAACAATACGGCAATTATGTATTATTTATCAAGGATTTTCATCATTTTTATTCGTAAAGTGGTTCAGGATCACTAACAGTCTCAGTAACAGAGTATCCATCAGCAAAAATCTCACCTTCTTGTTGAAGTTTTTTCTTTTTTGGTGTTAAATCATCATTTGAAATCTCACGCAGCATCTTTTGATGCTGCTGATTTGCCAAATTATCCAAAAAATCGTGTTCGGTGCTCATATTTTTCCTTTTTTGCTATTTATTGAGGGTCTAAATGCCGCCCTTCTTGTGATTTGTACATTTCTTCTGGTTTTTCTTCTTCATTTTTGCGTTCTTTTGCTGTTTTCCAGAAATATTCGTCCTCTCTACCCATACCAAGTCGTTCAAAACCATTTTCAACACTATAATATTCAGTTGAAACCTTAAAATCAGGCATTTTTGGTTCTTCAGGTGTCAAACTATTGTCAAAAATACGCATTCTATTGTTTGGATACAGTGCATACTGTCCATTATTCAATTCAATCAGGTTATGAGACTTATGTTCAGCTGGATTTTCACTTGTGGCATAGTCAATTACATCACAATCCTGA